TGGGCGCAGGGTCATTACTGGCAGGCACCCCCAGCACCTTGCCCAGTGCGCCTAAGCCGGCGTCGACCACCCGGCGACCGGTCTTGGGCGCCGTCGCTTGTTCGGGCCCGCCTGGCAGCTTGCCTGCACGGCGATATCCCCAAGCGCGACCGCGCGCGACGTTGAACACGCCCCGGCCTACCCTGGCCGCGCTGCGCGCTGCAAACACCGTCCCGACAGCGGTGGCCAGCCCTGCCAGGCCCATGGCCAACTGGGGTACATCGTCCGACAACTTGGTGACCCAGCGGGCAACGGTTGTCGCCCCGGTAGCAAACGCATCGGTCGCCGGCCGGATGGCATCACCGATGCTGCGCATGGCGTCATCAGTGGACTGCACCAGCTCAGACCAGCGCTGTGCCGACGTTTCGCGCCGCTCGGCCAGGTTCTTGTCGAGGATGCCGGTTGCCTTCATGGAATCGGCTTTCAGCTCGTTGTACAGTCCTCGGTTCTGACCGTAGGCAGTCAGCGCCGCTTTCACCTGCATATCGGCAAACAGGTCACCGGTGCGCAGGGTCTTTTCCAGGGCCTCAAGCGCTGCCTTGGCCTTTTCCGGGTCGACCTGCTTGTCGATCTTGGCCTGAGCATCCTTGATCTTTTTAGCCTTGGCCGGGTCGGTCGCCTCCACATACTGCATGGCCAGGCCCATGGACGCCTCAATGACGTTCATGCCCTTCTGCAGGCCGGTATTGAGCGAAGCCTGATAATCAATCCCGGCGTCCTTGTACGCCTTGACCACGTCGCCGGCGCCGATCTTCTCCATCCAGTTCTTGAAGTTGTTGGCCGCCTCGTCCGAACTGCCTGCAGTCTTCATCTGCACTTGCAGCATCGAGCCCAGCGACGACACAGCATCAAGGCCGGTAATGCCGTTCTTTTCCATGCCCGCCAGCAGCTGCGGGAACCACTTGGCCATGTCGTTGGCTTCAAAGCTGCCCGCCTGGCCCTGATACGCGATGGCCTCGAGGGCCTGCTGCATCACCTTGGGGTCGGTAATCTTGGCGTTTTGCTGCAGCGCCATGATCATGCTGGCCGTGTCGACGCCCGATGCACCCTGCCCTACCGCGAACTTGGCCGCCGTCTTGGAGTAGGCCATGGCCTTGTCCAGCTCCATGCCGGCGCCGACCAGCTGGTTGATCAGGTCGGCCACGTCATTGCGGGCCATGCCGGTGTCATTCGAGGTTTGAATGACATTGCGGCTTAACTGCACTTCTTCGGGCTGGTTGGCCGCGTCTGCCTTGATCGCAATGTCACGGATAATCGCTTGATAGTCCGCACTGATCTTGGTGGGTACGGCGGTCAGGCCGATGCCCACTGCAGTAGCCCCTACGGTGGACTTGAGCGAGGCCCGGCCGGCGGCGATTTGCTCGCGTCCTTTCACCTGCAGCTCGGCGGCTCTGGCGTCCCGGCCCAGGCGTTGATACTCCCGGCCCAGGCGTCCAACCTCCACGCCTTGCTTGCGCAGTGCATCAAGGTTGCCATTGAGTTTGCGCAGCAGCTTGTCAGCACTGGCCGCGCCGGTTTCGTGCGCCCGCTTCCACTCGGCCTGCAGCTTCATGGTTTCGCCAATGGTGCTTTGCAGCACCTTGGCCTTGTCGCCCTTTTTCTTGAGCTTGTCGATGCCGCTTTCGATCGTGCGGAAAGCTGCACCGACTGACGACGCCACCGCGCCGCCAATCACCAGCGATAGCGCCAGTTTGCTTGCCATCGGTAACCCCCTTAGCGGCTCAGTCCGTGAGCCACCAGACCATGTCCTCGTAAGGCATGGTCATGATTTCCGCAGACGAAAAGCCCAGCTCAGTGGCCAGGCGCTTGGCCATCACCTTTTGCACCTGGGGGTCAAACCTCGTCTTCGTGCACCAGGCGAAAGTATCCGGTCTGCAGGCGGGTGTAGTCCTTGAGACTCATGCCCTCCAAGTCCTTGGCGCCAATTTCGGCAAGGGTTGCGAACAGATTCATTTCGGCCTGTTCCTCATCGCCGTTAGCGGTCTTGGATGCGATGCGCAAATCACGCACAGTTGGCGCACGAAGGCGGACCTTGTCTGCCTCGATACCGTTGATTTCGGTTGGTTTGCTCAGCGTTACGGTAACGCTGGCGGCATCCAGCTCGATGTACTTAGGCAGCGGCTTGGTCATGATTGGTTTCCTTGAATTTAAGAGGGGGATTACAGGCCTAGGGCCTGGCGCTGGGCACCGAGTTGGTCAACGCCGTTGATGACGCGGCGCATGCCAAGCGCGTCGATTTCGTAAACGACACGGCCGTCTACTTCGAGCTTGTAGAAGGTCAGCGCCACGGCGTGCTTGATTTCGGCCTTGTCACCGGCCTTCCAGTCGCCCATGTCGATTTCTTTCAGTGAGCCACGCAGGGTGACGGCCACCGGCTTGATGGCGCCTTTCAGGCCCTTGAAAGCGCCACGGAACGTGCCGTTGAACTCGGTGCCATCGGCCAGGCCGAAGTGGTTCAACGCCTCACGGCGCACGCCGGTGGTGGTGAAGCTGGCTTCTTGTTTCTCCATGCCCATGTCCAGCTCGACGGGCATGTCCATACCGCCGGGGCGGTGTTCTTCCATCTTGAGCGTGAGTTTCGGCAGGGTCAGGCTGGGTACATCGCCCTGGAAGCTGATGCCGTCCACGAACAAATTCAGGTTGGCCAGGGTTTCGGGAATCATTGCCATGGTGGTGTTGCTCCTTAAGCGGCGGTGTCGAGGACTTCGGTCAGCCACTGGTCAGTGACTTCAACGCGGAAATTGGGGTTTTCGGCAGGCGGCACATCGGTAAAGCGGATGTTCCAATACACCTTGCCCTGCCCCAACTGGCTGGCCGTGTTCAGCTCAGGGTCGGCGTACACTTCAAAGTTGATGATTGCGCCCTGGGCTTTCAGGTCGCGCATGAAGTTCTGCAGGCCCTCTGTTACGTCCTTGACGTAAGTGGACGTGATCGAGCGGTCTACCGCCCATTTGTGCCCTGCCTGGATAGCGTCCATGACGATATCGAGCGTTCGCACGCGGGTGACAAACGCCCATTTAGGGTCGCTCGACAAGGTGCGGTTACCCCACAAGCGGTAACCGTCGTCGCGAATGATGGTTGCGATATTGGCGTTGTTGAGCAGGTTGGCCCGGCAGGTTTCGTCACCGTCGAGGAACTCGATAGGACGGGTCGTGCCGGTGATGCCTACGAACTCCTTGTTGGACGGCGAGGCCCAGAAGCCGTATTCGCTGTCGGTCCAGGCGAACAGGCCAGCTACCCAGGCCGAGCTAGGCGCATCGACCGTGGCGCTTTTGCTGGTATCCCAATACTGCACACCAGGGTCGACCATGAACGCGCGTTTCGCGCCGAAGCCGGCCGCGTAGGCAACGGCTGCCTCGTCAGTGGTGCCTGGGCCGTCGATGATGGCCAGGCCCCGCAGCTTGTCAGCCAGCCCGACCAGCGCAGTGCCTACCGCTTGGGTAGCACTGTGCTTGGGCGCCAACAACAGACGAGGCTGGGCGTTGAACCGGCTTTTACCGTCGCGCAGCGCCTGCAGGCCAGTACGGCTACCGTTGGCCAGCTCGCCGCCGATGATGGCCGATGTTTGCTCGGCAGGGTCGCTCAGCTTGGCCACGCCGCAGGCGACAATGACGGCCTTGGCGCGCTGGTAGATCGCACGGCAGGCTTTGGTAATGGCCGCATCAGCGCCGAACGCGGCTACCGCTTCGCGCTCGCTGGTGATCAGCACCAGGTCGTTTTCCTTGGCGGTCGGGGTAGCGCCCGCGCCAGGCCCTGGAGTGAAGGTGTCGACCAAGCCGATGATTGAGGACGACGGCAGGGCAATGCTGCGGGCGCCGGTATCGACGTTCGTTACGGTAACGCCGTGGAAAAAACCACTCATAGAACCATTCTCCAGATATGAGAAGGCCCCGCGTGCGGGGCCTTGAGGTACAGCGGAAAAGAAAACGCCCCGTCAGTGCGGGGCGCTTAGTGGGTTTGCGAAGCCAGCCACACGGCCAGCGCTTCGTCGTTGGGGCTGCCTGGCCAATCGTCATCGGCTGGGGCAGTGGTAGTGATATCCAGGCGGTTCAGCTCAACGCGGTAGACCTTCCACGCCTTGAGGGCTTCGGCCTCGGCCTCGGTGGCCATGTCCATGGATACGGCATCCTGCAGCGTACTGATGCGCGCCGTTGCGTACTGGCTGGCCAGCTGCTGCTTAAGATAGGCCGCTTGACGCGCCGCCTCGGCAATAGCGCCTTCATCGGGCGCCCACTGGTCACCCTGCCAGGTGTCGAACTCCGATTGAGGCCCCTGCAGCGTGTACCCCTCGGGCAGATCGCCCAGGGCCAGCCACTGGCGCGGCTCGCCCGTCTCGGTGCTGTAGACCGTCGCACCACGGTGGTCAGCGACAATTTCCCAGCCGCTGGCGTCACGGTTGATCAGCGCAGCAAAGCCAGCCTGCAGATCAGGTGGCGCAATGGGGTAGCTGTAAGCCGGAAACGCCCACACATCAGGCTCTAGTGGGCTTGGATCAGCCACACACACGCCCAGGAACTCACCGGTACCACGATGCACATTGCAGACCTGCGGCGCTTGAACGCCCTCGCGCTGCCACCAGGGGCGCAGGTCTACGACTTCCTGCAGTTCGTCTGGGGCGACGACTTCCTGCAGCTCCATCAGATCCGTACTTTCGTCGGTCATAAATACCTCAATACTTGATGCAGGCCAGATAGGCCCGGTTCGCCATGCGGGTTTCGTTACCACCTGTGAAGCCGATGTTCAGGGTGTGGCTATGGGCGCCGGCCGAAGATGAAGCAAGCGTCTGCACGCCGTCGCTCTCTTGATCGCCGAACACGGCGTTTCCGCCATCGGGAACAAACCCCGAGGTGATGCGCTCCCGAATGAACTGCGTGGTGTGTTGGTGGGCGCCGGTGCTGTTGGTGTAACCGGTGTGGTTGTGTGACTCAATTTGCCCGGCCTGGGTCGAGAACAGCACGCGGCCAGAGTCAGCAGCGTTGAGGCCGTCTGTCCAAGCCCGGTCAACTAACTCACGGTCATCCGGTACGTTGAATGTGGTGGTGCCGTTGCCGGCGCCAAATTTCGTACCAATTTCAGCAAACAGCGCCGGGTAAGCGGTACGCGAGTAAGCAGCGCCGTTACGTTTTAGCCAGCCAGTGGGCGGGTTTTCACAGGCAAAGTGCGCGACCTGGCCAGGCGGTGCAGCTGCCGTAACAGCGGCGTTCATCGCATCGACAGTAGGCGACTCGGCCAACTTGCCCCGCGACGACACGAACCAGCCAGTGTTGGTATTGCTCACCAACTCAACGTATTCACCAGCTTGCAGTACCAACGTGCCCAAGGTGACATCTGCGACAATACTGCCGCTGGCGGCCTTGATTGAAAGCGTGCCGCCGTTGGGGTTGCGGAAGGCATAAGCCGTGCCCCCAGCCGCGTCTACCGCTGCGGGCAGCGTCACGGTCAGGTTATTGGCGTTCGCCTGATACAACCGCCCCGACTGCGCCACACTCAGGCTCATGCTGGAACTGAAACCCAGCACAGGCCCCGAGTAATTGCGCTTGGACAACTCCACAAACTCGGTAGTAGCCAACGACTTCGACGCATCATTGACCTTTTGCGTTGGTGCTGTTGGCTTTCCGGTCAAGGCTGGGCTGTTCAGCGGCGCGAGCGGCTGAACAGCCTCCTGCAACTGATCTACCGTCGCCGCTTCCTTGACCTTGCCCCGAGCACTTACAAACCACATCGTGCCCGACGAAGTCAGCTCCACCCACTCCGAAGCCTGCAAGGTCATTTTGCTGGCCGTGCCGCCTTCTTCAACGATACTCCCAGAAGACACCGCTAACGTTTGTGTCGCTCCCACTGGGTTGCGCAGCGTAACCACCGTGCCATCCGGCACGCTCGTTGACACTGGCAGCGTCACTGTCAGCCCGCCCGCGTTGAATTGCAGCAACGAACCCATGTGCGTAGTAGTGTTGAGCGTGAGGCTCTCCGCGATACCCCTGGCGGCTTGCGTTCGGAAACTGCGAGAACTGTTGTTGATCGCGCCGATCACGCCATCTAGCGATGGGATATCTTTCCAGGCACGCCAGTTGCTGGAACTCTTGGCCCGATACATGAACTTATCAGCCGTGGCCGCAACATAGATTTGCAACGCCGCCGAGTCTCCGTTCCACGGGAATTGCAGCAAGAATCCATTGTTGTTAAACGGCATATTTGCCGACAACCGGGTTTCCAAGAAGAAGAAACCACTTGTTTTCTGCGCGTCAACATCCTCGCAAAGCGGCGCCACATTGGTGCCCAGGCCCAACGAAGCCAGCAGGTTGGCCACATACAGCGTACTCGCGGCATTGTCAGATCGGTCAGCAGTGGGTCGCGTCGGCACCCCCACATCACCGGTTAGCCTTGGGCTGGCCACACGGGCCGATTCATCCCAATCCATCCACTTGTTGTCCGACCCACGGGTTCGGGTGAACTCGCGACCTTCGCCGCCCCCAACTGGGCTAAACCTTTGACGGATGTTAGTTGGCGAATAGCGCTCAATAATTACCGGGCCGTATCGCGACACACCCGCTGGCAAAGTCCCTTTAGGGGCCGATACCCGATAAAGCCCTGATGGCGTGTCGAACGCATCCACGTCGTCCAAGTTCGACGGGGTACCACTCACACCCAAGCCCACCGCCGCCAAAGCATCGGCAATCACCTTGCTAATCTCGTTCAACGTGCCGCGCTGGTTGATGAAATAGTTCGCAGTCGATGCCTGCAGCTCCACCCACTCACCAGGCCGAATAGACACAGTCGATTCGGCGTTGTTCTTTTCGTAAATCTTGCCACTGGCAACCGCAATGGTCACAGCGCCAGAGCTCACGTTGCGAATGACGAATGTACCGCCCGAGCCGGCATCACTTGATGCAGGCAGCGTAATGGTGACCGGCGCGACCGCATTGAACGCTAAGCCTGTTTGATCACCCTTCAACGTGGTATCGACGCCGACACCAACAACGTTTCCGCTGTAATTGCGCTTGGCTGTGTTTATTGCCTTAACCAGCGCCTCCAGGCTCGCCAGCTCTACAGGGGGGCGCCATGTTCCATTTTGGTTGCTCGCCCGGCCAAAAAACCTATCCGTATACGGGATGTTGCCGACTTCAAACCCGCGATTTCCCCCGTAGGTCATTCGCTGAACAAAGGCGAACTCTGGATAAGGGGAAATCGCCGTTGGGTAGTAGTAGTTACCGCTGGGCATCGTGGCCAGCTCTGCAACTGTCGCAGGCAGGCCTTTGCCGCCTTCGGTCGAGCCAAGGCCGAAGTACCCCAACACAGCACGGAGCGCCGACATCGTCGCCAGCTTGCTGCTGATATCGGTAGGAGCCTGATCCGGCGCCGTGGGCGAGCCGGTGAAGTTTGGCGAGTCAATTTCGGCAGCTTCTTTCAGCTTACCGCGACCAACCACAAACCAGGCCGAGCCAGACGACGCCAGTTCTGCCCACTCGAAGGGTTTAAGAGCAAGCGAACCGCCCGTGGTGCCAGCGTCCACAATCGAACCCGACGACGCCACTACGATGTTCTGTGTGACTGTAGCGGATGGGTTGCGCAGTATCACCGAGGCGCCGTTGCCGACGTCTGCAACCGATGGCAATGCCAGGGTCATTGCCCCACCGTTGAACTGTACGGCGTTGCCCATCTGCGCGGCTGTCAGCGTGGTATTCGTGCTAACGCCAATAACTGCGGTCTTGAACTGACGCGACGAAGCAGCCACGGCGGTGGCCAGGGCACTCATGTTCGCAATCTGAAGGCCGGTGCTGCTTGCAAATGGCGTCGGTGTCTCCGGCGTGCCCGAGAACTTGGGCGATTGCAGATTCGCCTTTTTGGACAGCTCGTTGATCATGCTCGTGGAAAAGTTCGGATCATTGCCGATGGCCGTGGCCAGCTCTTTGAGTGTGTCCAGAGCACCCGGCGCCGAGTCGACCAAACCGTTTACTGCCGTAGTCACCGAATCGGCAATAGCCTTGGCGATCTCGCTTCGGCTGTAGGTTTCCGACTTGGTGTACACATCGGTAATGCCATACCCCCCAACGGTGGTCGGATTGGTAGCAGAAACCACGCGGCCGTACTTATCGACCTGCACACTTTTGTACGTGCCGGCGTTCACGCCCGTACGCCCGAAGGCCATTTCAAACGACAGCGCCGTTACGCCCAGGGCAATGGGCGCATCCGTCACCAACTGCCAACCGCTGTCACCGTTGACCGTGCCCGACTCCACCAGTACTAACAGCCCAGGGGTCACCCTGGCGCTGGTGTCGGCATCGGCGGCTCGCTTCCAGGCGCTGCCTGCTACGACGGTGTAGATACCGTTTTCCTTGGCCGCTGCTTGGTTCTTCACCAGCACCCGCGCACCAGCGGTCATGGTGACGCCATCAATCGTCTGCAGGCCCGACAGGTTGATGCCGGCGGTGGTGGCCACAAGCACCGAGTGCTTGAAGTCCTGGCGGCTCAGTTCCTCGGTCACCCATTCACGGGTGGCCAGCACAACGCTTGGGTCGATCTTGAGTTGGACGCTTGCCGCGTTGCTCACCACCAGGCTCATACGCAACACCTGGGTGCGTCCCGAGCCCTGTGACAGTAACGGCTTGTAGGTCGGCGCGCAGTTGGCCACAGCCACCAGGTCGCCGGCCTCGTCGTACAGACCGATTTCCCGAATCCACTTACCGCCAATGTCGGCCGGTATGACTTGCTCGGCCACGATGATTGACGGGTCGTTGTCGTCGACCTTCAGCTGATTCAGCGGTGCACGGCGCCACTCGTTGATCAGCGTCTTTTGCGTTGCGTTCGGGGTGGGCTCGGCGCCATTGGCATCGCCAACCCCCATTTGCGTAATTTTCCACGGGATGCCCAGCGCGTCGGCGTTGGCCTGCTTGGCCGCGCCGATGTTCGTGAGGATCGCGTAGAACTGCGTGTTCTTATCCGCCATATCCGATTTCCAGAGTGTCAATTGTGGTTTCGCGACCCCCGCGCCCAATCACGCCGATGACTTCAATGTCACGCTGCATGGGCGGGTACACGCTAAGAATGTCGCCTTCGCTAAGGCTTGCACCGAGGTAGAAGCGGCCATTGGTTTCAAGGCTGATTTCCAGGCCGACCATGTGCCGGCTGACGGGCCGGGCGTCATCGAGCAGCGCCGACAATTCCCGGTAGGTGTCGTCGCTGATACCGGAGTCCGATACACCGACCTTGAGCGCAAAGGTGCCAGGCACGCCCGCCGGGGCCATGTTCCACCACTCGACCACCTCAATCAGGTAGCCGAACGGCTCCACCACGCGGCGCAGCGCGCCGATGGTTCCCTTGTGCTTGTGGATGTAAAACGAGGACTTGATGACCGAGCGTTTAACCGCTTCCGACCATCCATCGTCCCAGCGGTCGACAGACCAGGCCCATGCCAGCTGGTACAGCAGGTGCGCTGGGCACGTGTCCGGGTTGTACAGCGTGCGCAGCGTAATGGCCGTGGTTTCGGTCCCGGCACCCTCCACGGCCCGCTCAAGCGGCGTAGCGTTGTTGGGGAGTAGGCTGGCCATCACGTACCCCGCAGTACGTTGATGCCTGTACACCACGCTGCCTGCGCCTTGGTGGGCTTGATATCAGTCCAGGCGGTCAGCTCAACCCGTGAAACCCCGTTAATGTGCAACTGGGCGTCAACCCCGGACCTGGCCACCTCAACCCCGAGCCGGCGCCGGGGGTTAATCCACGCCTGCAGGCGCTCGCGGCACGTCGCCAGAATCGCCTCATTCTCAGGGCCGTTGCTAACCATGTAGACCTTGGCCTCGACCTTGTAAGGCAGTATCTGCGCGCTCTGCACCGTGACCCGATCCGCTACCGGCCGCACGTCGTCGTCATTGAGCTGCGCTGCAACGGTTGCGAGCAGATCGGCGGGGGCCGTGCCGTTACCCTCCAGCGACAGCACCGTGACAACCACCGCCGCCGGTGACGGGCTTTCGGCCGTGGCATCGGCCACCAGGCCCGAGGCATTACGGGCGTGCAAGATGTAACTATTACGCGGCCCGGCCGTGGTCAGGCCCTCATACACCAGCTGCACCCGTTCGCGGAGCGCGTCGTCTTCCTCCATCACCGCCGGCACCGGCGGCACCGCGGCTAAATCCTCGGCCTGGATGACCAGGCGTTTGAGGTTGACGTTTGCCGCCAGCTGGTCAAGGTCGGTACCTTTGGCGTAGGCCAGCAGCAGCGCCTTGCTGGCATCGTTGACCCGCGCCCGGTTGAGCAAGCGCCGATAGCTGCCAAGCTCGATCAGCTTGGTGACCGGGTCGCTTTCCAGCGGCGCGGACCACTCTTGCCCGTCGTCCTCCATCAACTGGCGGTAGGTCGCCAGTTCGGCCTGATACGTTTCCTCGAAGTCCAGCGCCTCAAGCACTGCGGGTGCCGGCAGCGCCGTTAAGTCAATGGTCATGCACTTATCTCCAGTACCGCGTCGTCGCCCAGGTACTTGCCGGACAGCTGCAGGGTGATTTGCCCGCCGACGACTGAAACCACCTTGACCCGCTCCAGCTGCAGACGGGGTTCCCAGCGCCCCAAGGCGCGTGCCACTTCGGCCTGTACGGCGCTTTTCCAGCCCTCATTCACCGGCAGGTCGACGTAACGGCGAATGGTGCTCCCGTAGTCCGGGCGCATGCGCCTAGAGCCCAGGGGCGTGGACAGAATGTCCTCAATGGACTGCCGCAAATGGGCCAGGCCCGACAGCGGCTTACCCGTTCGGCGGTCCATCCCGATCATGGGTTACCCCTCCTGGCTCAACGCCTCGAAGTCCCGCCGGGCGTCCAGATACTGGCGCGCCTCGTCGTCGTCGGGCTGGACAACCAGGCAGCCACGCTGCACTTTCAGCTCGCGGCCGCTGGGCATGAATAGCGAGCGCTGCGCGTAGGTTTTGTCGCAATAGATCAGCGCCGCCGGCGCACTGGGCGCAGCGGGAGCTTTCTTGGTTCCCATGGGATGCTCCAGAGATGAAAAAGCCCGCTAAAGCGGGCTGTTAGTGTTTGTGATTTGGCGTGTTGCCAGCGGTGTCGATGATTCGCGCACCACCTAAAATGTCCCCCGTTACGCTCAACTCTCCGTTGATTGTCACAGGGCCGGTCAGGGTGATGGCTGCGGCGTTGGCTGTAATAGCGTTATCGGTCACCACCACTTCACTGCCGCCCACCTTTACAGCAACCGTGCCGCTCGGAAGCGTGATGGAGTAGCTCTTTGCCTGCCAGTCGTAGACCAGCGAGCCGCCGTCATCGAAACGCCATACCTCTACGTGCTCACGGTTATCCGGCTGTGCACCGGCGTTGCCGTAGAGCCCAGGCACAAACGTGCCCTGGGCGGGCTCGCCGCTTGGGCTGATGAGCGCGCCCTGCTCGTTCAGACTGGGCGCACGCCAATGGCGGGCCTTGCCGGCAGCCTGGGCATGCCAACGGACCCAGGCACTGGTCCAGCTGCTGCCATCGGAAACGCGCACCATGGCGGCCGCCAGGTCGACGGCCACCACCCGGCAGGGGATCACCATGCATGACAACATGCGGTCGTGCTGCGCAGTTGCGTACGTCAAACCAAGGCCTCCGGCGCGACATAGTGATGCTCATTGCCTGGGCCGGTGTCTGGATCAAAGGCGACGACCAATGGGCCGGGCTCTCGGGGCCAGGGCCATTCTTCTTCACCGAGATAAATGACCTGTGTCCATTCGACAACCCATACGGCAAAGCTGTCCAGCTCCGGCCGGCTCCAGTCTCGCTCTGCACGCACGAACTCAGCGAACTCCACAGCCAAGCCCCAGGACTGCATACGCAAAAGCACCGTCAGCTGTGCTGCAACGAAAGCCGCAACATGCAAACAGTTGTCTTCCTCTCCCGGAACAAGCACCCGCGCTTCGAATCGAGCCTCTACCGCAACTTCACCGGTACCAGGATCCTTGTCGGCATTTTCAAACCCGGCCAGCTCCAGCACCACAGCAGGCGGCGGAACCACCTCAATACCGCTTGGCATGGTTCCAACGTACTGCAGGCCCGGAATGGCCTGCCTGATGTGCTCTTCCATGGCCGCGTAGACCTGAGCGAGCGGGATGGGGTCATCGACCATTGCCGGTTCTCCGTAGGTATTTCTGCAGTTCGAAGTTCAACTCCTGCTCCATCACAACCACCAAGCGCTGGTGAGCGCGCCCGGTCCACTCTTCAAAGTGGGGCCGGACGTCCGCCAGGGAAATCTTGGCCTTGGCCAACGGGAAGCGGTTGTCGTTTTCGGAGATCCAGCCGGATCGGTGACCGCCGCGGCCTGATACCTCGCTATCCGGGTAGTCATTAGCATCGAAGTGTCTACTGGCGGTGCGGATCCATATATCTGGCTTGCCTCCGTATACCGTCTTGAAGAACGCGCCTTCATATTTACGGCCCGCCACTGACACCCCTGTGCGTGTTTGGCGTGGCCGCCCCGCACGGCTGGCCTCGATGGCATTGATACCAAACCACAGCTTGCCGCGACCGCTTCCCGACACAGGAAACGCCCTAAGCCGTTGCCTCACTGCCGCAATAGCGATGCGCTGCTGCTGGCCAACCGCACGAGCGATGTGGGTCCGCAGCCAGCGCAGTGTCTTGTTGATTGCCCTTCGCTGGGCTGCGTGAGCGGCTTTGGGGAATTGCCGAGTGAACTGATCGAATACATCCACCCCGGCGGGATCCAATTGCAGCGTGATCAAACCGCTGTTGGATGCCTGCTTGAAATAGCTGCCTACACTCATAGCGCTTTCCTCAAGATCAGCGTTACAAGTCCATCACCACCAGGCTCACTGCCAGCGATGGTGTACGTCCCACCACCGTCTTCTGCTGGCAGATCGATCACGACCCTCTGCTTGACCTCGACACCTGCGTTGTCGCCGACCCGGATAACGAGATGCGGCTCGCGAAGCGCCGTCCTGATCTGGCCTAGCTTGGGTTGCAACCAGGGCGCCGAGAACATCCCGAGAACCGGGCGGCCATCGATCTCAGCCGGATCGCCCAGTACGTCAAAGATCGCTTCATCCACGTCGTCGACCAGATCACGGAAAGCCATGATCAGATCGTCAGGCGGATGACAGCACGCGGGCGGGTGCAGATGTGTAATGGGTTGGACTGTGCTTCGCCCTCAACACCCTTGCCGAACTTCATTTCTTCGATCTTGCCGTAATACGGCAGCCCCTCGGTGTTGACTGTTTCCATGTAGTCCGCAGGGGCATAGATAGACAGGAACAGGTCCGAAACACCCTCAGGAACCAGACGGGCTTCGTCGTCAGGCACAAACGGAACACCCGATACTTTGCCCCGGTAGCGCTCCCAGCTGATGCCACCGAAGTCAAACGTTTCGCGGCCATCGCCACGCAAAGCAGCAGCCTGCTGGCTACCCTTGTACGTTTCGACCACCGACTGATGGGCAATCAGCTTTTTCCAGTAGTTTTTGCCGCAGAAGGCACGGGCACCCGTAGTGGTGACGTTACCGAGTGCGTCTTCCTGCATGTCCAGCGCTTCAACGCACTGTACCTGCACATTCACATTCGCATCGTTCAGCCCCATCGCCAACTTCTGCTGGGACACACCGAATACCTTGAAGATATCCAGCAGGACCAAGGAACCGTCAGCATCCAGCACTTTGCCGTTAATTGCCCCCATGCGATGGAACTCGTGGGTGGCATCCAGCTGACGCTTTGCTTTGGCCAGGCGTTTGTTCACCACATCCTGCACAGCCTGCAGCTCGGTCAGGCTGCCAAAAGCGCGAATACCCTGGATCTCGTCCGCCTTGATAGCAAAGCGCTGTGGCAAGTGGACGGTGTTGAACGGGATCAGAGTCCGTTTGCTGCCCCCGACTACCAGGCCGGAAGTGCCGCGCTCACCGGCAGGCACCAGCGCAAGGGTGTCACCGTCCTTCTCGATCTGCACAGTCAGGGTAGCAACCCCCTCCTCTTGAAACAGACCAAGTGCGGCAAGGCGACCTGGGAGATATTCCTGATCGTTAATAGCTGCGGTGAGGGCCGCAACACTGAAAGCGTCGTCTTGAAAAATGGCAATGTCAGCCATGAGGTACTCCAGAAAGTAAGAACCCCGCTCGAGGCGGGGTTGAGAGAAATGAGGTAACAGGATCAGCGCAAGATGATGAAGTGCGCGGCTAAGGCTTGTTCGGCATCCGCGTCTACACCTGTCAGCAGAGCCTCATGCACCTCGGCAAGGCGAACCACTGCGCGGCCGCGCCTGGGAATGTCGGACTCGCCCAAGGATGAATAGAGAATGCAGACGGCCTTTTCACTGCCGTCTTCCGCAGCTGGGTTGTAGGCGGTGAATTCACCGCTTGCGGTGACCAGACCGAGCAGCTGGCCGGCGACCAGTGCCGAGCCAGCGGCTACGTTGATGGCTTCGCGGGAAATTTTGCCCGGTCCTTCGGAAAGCAGGAATTCCCCGGCGTGGACCGGTTCCTGTTGGATGCTGCTCATGGTCGTGCTCCTCTGTAGGCGGCCTGCCGGCGGGCAGCCCAAATGCTGGAGGGGTTGGGTAGTTGGGCCCTGACTTTCTCTGGTTCGTCATCGGCCGGGGGGAGGCTGTTGTCGATCTCGATTCCCTTGCCTGAGCCGACCACCTTCTCGAACAACCGCGCCCGCACCGCATCGGGCTCCAGCCCGGCCATCACGAACTCAGCGGTAAGCTCTGGCAACCGAGCGGCTACGCAGAGCCCGTGTACATCCTTGGCGCGATTCAAAGCGGCCTGCACCTCGCTCGGATTGGTCAGTTTGGTCGAGGCAATCAGAGGCTCAACCAGGTTGCTGATCCCCGCTTTCGCACAGGCTTGCGTGATCATCAAGGCAAGCGCTGTGGCATCACCGGGACTTGGCGCTGGGGGTTCAAGCGGCGTTGCCGGATCGTCTGCGGGTGGTTCCAAGCTGCTTGCCAGCTGGTCCAGTAGCGCCTGGGGAGTGTTTCGGTACCGCGCCATGGCGTTTCCTTGGCCAAGGCAGGCCCGGACCTGAAGGCCATTTCCAACCTCATCAGCCAGCCCGAGTTCGAGCGCCTCCTGGGCGGTAAGCCAGGCTTCATCGTTGACCATACGGCGCAATTCAGCTTCATCGATATCAGGTGCTTTAGCCTTGTAGGCTGCGATGATCACTTCGAACGCCTGATCGAGCACATCGGCTACACGTCGCAATTCCTCTGCATCCCCACCCGCCCAGGTGTATGGGTTGTGAATCATCAAGATTGCGTTCGATGCCATCACCACCCGATGTGCGCCACATACCGCTACGCTGCCAGCGCTTGCCGCCAGTGCATCGACTCGCCCCGTACAGCGCTCGCCCAGGCGGCTCAGTGCATTGTGGATGGCAAGCCCTTCGAAAAGATCACCACCGTTGGTGTTGAAAGCCACCACAACCGGCGACACGCCATCGTCGACCGCTTTCAAGTCCTGAATAAATTGGTTGGCGGTAATACCCCACCCGCCAATCTCGCCATAAACATAGACTTCGATGGGGGTGGGCTCACCTCCATCAGCGCCCTCCTTCTTCACGGCTGAAGTGATCTTGTACCAATGCTGATCTTCGACTGTCGGCACCGACGGCGCCTTGTTGAAGATGCGAAACGGCATCAACGGTTTCATGTCTTCCCCTTTTCGCCGGGCTCATCAGGATCATCCTCAATGACCGGCAGGCTGCTGTAGTTGAGGCCCAGGGCCTTGGCCCGAGCAATGTCGGCGGCGTTCTCTTCGTCCACCACCTCTGAGTCGGTCCCGTTGCGCAGACAAACTTCGCTGCGCGATGCGAACCCCGCAGCGATTTCCATACTGCGTGACTGGACGTCTTGAACCGGGTGGATATAGGCCCAACCCTGCGGCACCCAGCGGGTACGCTGATACTCACGCCGGCGCTGGGAGTAGTCCGGTAGCTCCAAAGCCCCGGCGAGCACGGCCATGTCCAACCAGGCTTTGCGTACTGGGCGACAAAGCTGGTGGACATACACCTGGAACTGAAGCTGCTCTAGACGCCGCCGAAACTCGTTCAGCACCACGCGGATCGCCCGGTCGTTCACGCCCTGCATGTCACCGGTCATCAGCTCGTAGGGAAGCCCCGACCCGGCGGCCGCCGCCATCAGCTGCTGCCGCATGAAGTCGGGATAGTTGTTGCCGGCATCCGGGGGGTCCGAGAACTCGACCTGTTCCCCAGGAAGCAGCTCCTGCATCGTCCCGGGCTCCAGGCCCACCATAGGCGTGAAGGCATCCCGGTCGAACTTGACTGGCGCCCCTGTGACCATGTCGAGTTGAGGTGCGCCATCAGGGGCCGGCTTGCGGACGAAGCCCGCGAACAGGTTGGCAACCTCCTGCCGGAACAGCACCGCATCGTCGAAGTTGTCCAGGCTGCGCAACCGCTTGAGGACCGGCGCCAAGCGCGGCACTCCGCGCAGCTGTCCAGGCTCCAAAGGTTCGAAAACATGCAGCATCTGCTCTGCTGGAATCCGCACCAGCTGGTTGTAGCCCGCATTGAGCGATGACTTATCGCTGGGATGGTTGCGATAGCACCAGTACGCCACACGACGGCCAATACCGTTGAACTCGATGCCCGCCCTGACTACATTGCCGGAACGGGTCAGCTCGAACTTGTCATGGGGAATGAATTCAGGCGCCAGACACTGCAGCTGCAACGGTACCGCGTAGCCATCCTCCGGTTTGCGCGGGCGCAGGCGAATGAAGCACTCACCTGACTGTTCGACGGTGCGCGCTACGAGTGCTTGCAAGCCGTAAAAGTCGGTGAGTTGATCGGCATCAGCCTCATCCACCCAGTCCTCCCACAGTTCCTGCATTGCCTTGCGCACAGCCTTGTCCAGCAATCGCGGGTGCGGTGTGATCCCGGTGCCGATCAGATTGCTGACGCGCTTATCAATGACGTTGGCGGCATAGGGATCATTGCGCACTGCACTGCGCGAGCGTGACCGCAGGTTCCTCAACGCGGGCATGATCAGGCTGTTTGCGCCGGTGTCCGGCGCGTCCCACCCCGATGAGCGCCGCCCCTCGGCAGCGCCTTCATAACTGGCCTTGATACGCTCAGGCACCAAAATGCCCGAACGCCCAAGGGATAGGTATCGCCCGCTCACAGCCCCTTACCCCCGTGGTAGACACGGATCACCCGGGACCGGGGCCCGGCCGCGGCAGTCAGCTCGGTGCGGATCAGGTCACGAGCCCGGATCAGCTCGTCAACCGTGCGGTACTCAACGGTGCGGTCGGTGTACCGGACGGTCTTTTCACCACGCGCAATCGCCCGCTCGACCGCGTCGAGGTGGGCCTTTGTATATGCCATGTCAGCGTCTCTTGAGATAGCCGCTGCTGGAGCTGCGGCGTTGCATGGATTGGAGTGCGGCTTGCGGAGCCGGCGGTGGTGAGGGATCGTTGCGCTTGACTGGAACAGGCGCGGAACCCGGCGACTCGACTTCGTTATCCAGGTCGTCATCAGGCTCGCTGGCCTGGGGCCGGGCTGGCTCCGGTTCGCCTTGCTCGAACAAGTTGGCCTGAGCGAGCGCCTGCCGAAGCCTGTCCCAGTCCTGTTCGCCGTAGCGGTGAAGGCCGAGAAAGTTGGCCATGGCCAAGTTGTACACCATCAGGTCGAGCGCTTCGTTGCGGTCGGCCTTGCCTTTTACCCACTCGATTCGCTTGTAGCCCTTTACGTAACGGGCGATCTTCCGCTCGGCCACGCACTGCTTGAAGAATTCATCCGGCAGGTCTTTGGCGAAGTGCAGCGCACCAGGCCCCTTCTCAAAGCTGTAGCGGTTGTAGATCCAGTCCTTGGCCGTGTCGGTACCGACGATCCACAGCTCCGCGCCGTTTCGCTCCGTTTGCCCCTTCCAAGTGACATCCACTTGGGACGGCCGCTGAGCAATCACCGGGCGCCCAGGCTTGCTCGCGCCCTTGAGCGCGAACACGTTGCGCCAGCGGCGTACGCGGGTGAACTGGTACACCTCATGGGTGTGATGACCGCCGGAGTCTATGCCAGTGGCCAGGATCCCCAGACTTACACCACAGGGGTGCCGGTACCGAACCTTAAGACGCTCATCCAGTAACTCCCAAGTGCGCTCATCAGCCGGATCACCTGGGATAACCTGGTGATCGACCACCCAGCGCTCCATCCCGGCCCCCCAAGCCATTGTCATCAGTTCCAGGCGGTTGGCCTGTACGTCAACGGCGGCCGTGAGAGCAAGTGCACCAACTGGCAAGGTGCCTAGAACGTAGTCCTCTTGCAGCGCCCTCGCCTGCAGCACCTCAGCTTTGGTCTGCTCGACCGCGCTGTCCCAAACCTTCGCCAGACGGGTGTTGTAAAACACCTGCATGGGTTCAAGGTCACCGCGGTCCTGGGCGCGCTTGGCCTTCTCGAACTGCTTGGCCAGATCAGCCCATGAGGTCCAACCGAGCGGGGCATACAGAGCGTTGAGGTGGAAACCAACCGTTTCCCCATCGCCCTGGGTGGTCGAGCGCCACTCACCCTGGGCGAGCATCTCACCTTTGTGGTGCTCCTCGATCAGCACATCACAATCGCCAGATGAACACCTGTAGTGGACTGTCTGGAAATCGGCTGAATAAAGCAGGTTCTCCCACTCCAATACTTGCATATGGCCGCAGGTTGGACACGGTACGTAGTAGTAACTCTGGTCACTCATCTCGAACAGGTCAGAGATCCGTGACGCACCTTTGATAGTGGGCGAACTGGAGAAATAGAACTTGGCATTCCGGCCGAAGGTACTTCCCCGGGTTTCAGCTAGATCAACTGGGTCCCCTTCTTCATCGACGTCGAC